GAAGAGAAAATTCGTGTTGATGCTGCACGTGCCGTTGAGGAAGCCGCTCTTGACTCAGCCCGCGCTAAACTTGCCGCCCTCGGTCTGACCGAGGCAGAAGTCGCGGCGCTCGTTAAGTAATGACCTTGGAAGAGATCGAACAGGATTGCGGATGTTAATCTAGAAAGGAGCCAATTGTGGTAAGGCTTGCAGCCATTTTAGCCTTGACACTGCTCCTTTCTCCGATGGGCGCACTCGCCCTTGAGGACACGGACGAGTGGGATCAGCAGATCGACAGCAACGGGACCATCACACTAACCGATGGGACCATCCTAATTCAGGGATCCAACAACGCAGGGCCAGGGTACCCATGGAACAACACGGTTACCGGCCTGACAACAGATTCATCAACTGGCGAGACCGTATCGTTTAACTGGTCTTACTGGACTACTGACGGGGCCTACTACGATAGGCCGCAAGTTAGTTGGGATGGCGTATGGTACGATCTAGCAAATCATACGCAACAGGCAAGCGGAACATCTGAAGGATACATCACCTCCGGAGGAGTTTTCGGATTTAGGATTCTCTCCATAGATTCATGCTGTGGTGCAGGATTCCTACAAATCAGCAACACCACGTGGGTCGTAGGCCCAGCGCCAACGCCCACACCAACGCCGGAGCCGTCAATTGATCCAACTCCAGAGCCGAGCCCAACGCCAGAGCCTACGCCCGAACCGACGCCGACGCCGGAACCTACTCAGACGCCTGAGCCAACTCCGGAGCCTACGCCAGAGCCAACTCCTAATCCAACTCCTGAACCGACTCCAGAACCTGAGCCCTCGGTAGAACCGGAGCCAACAGATGAGCCAGAGCCGACTGCCGAGCCCGAAGAGACGCCCGAGCCAGAGCCTTCAGAGGAACCTGAGCCGAGTCCTGATCCTACTGACGAGCCTAGTCCTGAGCCTGAGCCTAGCATTGACCCTTCTCCTGAGCCAACTGACGAACTGCCAAGTGTAGACGAGGCGGTCGAAGCAGCTGCTGAGGCGGTTGGTGAAATATTTGAGAATCTCCTAGCAATTACAGAGATTGGCAGCGATCTAAATCAAGAAGAAAAAGAAGAAGCCCAGCCAATCGCAGTTGCAGTAATTGCAAGCCAAGTCGCAGGAGTTGCGGCTTCGGCGGCACGTACTACTGGAGGCGGTGGCGGCGTGTCAAGCCAGTCTTCATCTGGCCGAAAGGGGAGCCGACGTGTTTAAGAATATCATTACCGACCTTATCAGTGGAGCGTGGACCGTACTTGGTCTTCTCTTCGCTGTGGTCGTTCTGCCAGAGGGGCAGACGCAGACCACGATGGCAACACTATTCATTCTACTCACAATTGGATGGCTCGTTACTGGGCCACTACGCTGGAAGGAATAAGATGAAGTTCAAAGTCAAGTCACAGCTGGACCACGTAGAGAAGGGCGGCATCCTAGACGACTGTGGGCCGTCCAGCACGGCAGCTGCCGTCGCGTGGGCATCTGGATACAAGGTCGACCCGTCTGCTGGCGATGGCATCAAGGCAAAGGCAAAGGCAACAGGGTTCGTAGAGAAGGAAGGCGTGTCCGACAACGGCTCGTCCCTCGGTGACCTGATCAAGACCGCCAAGGAGATGGGTGCCAAGGCACGATACGCCAAGTCATGGGATGACGTTGTAATCTCTGCGCATCGTGGTGCTGGGCTCATTATCTGGGTTCAGCAGGCTGTTGATTACCCGTCCGTGGAAATCAGCGAGTGGCACAAGAAGTGGCAGAACTACTGGTTGAAAAAGGATAAGAAGCACATTACGCAGGGATATGGTCACATGACCGCTGCTGCGTGGCATGCTGTTGATGGATGGCAGTGGGCATGTCCTACCCGAAAGGGAAAAGGCAACGAGAAGTTCGGGGTCGTTGTGACCGAAGAGCAACTCAAGCAGATTGCTGCAAGCAAGAAGAAGATCACTGGTGGCGCTGCCCACAAGCACGTCGTCATCGTGGAATGGAAGTAAGGAGTCAGAATGTATAGCGACATCAAGGCGGGCATCCGCTGGGTTATTGACAACACAGGCGTAGACGAGGCGTTGATTGAGTTCGGACGAACCTTCATCACGGTCTCCATCTCCGTCGCCCTCGGTCTTGGCATCCCGCTCCTAGACATCACGGGCGGAGACTTCCGCACGGTGCTGTCCGCAGGACTGGCATCAGGCCTTCAGGTACTCATCAAGTTCCTTGACCCAAAGAACAGCGCGTTCGGGATCAAGGAAAAGTCTCCTGAGGATAAGGCAGCTGCGGAGAAGCAGTTCGATATTTAAGTGAAGTCTATAGATCTGGCCCCAATACTAACTGGGTGCCACGTTTGCAGGAGCCCTTTTGCCGAAATGATTGGCAAAAGAATGAAAGAGGGCATGCCTGATACCAGGATCAGCAGCTGGCTGGAGTCCGAGGGTCAGTACGTCAGCCGTATAACTCTTGGCAAGCATCGAAGAGAGCACCTAACCACAGACTTTGAGCAGGCTAAGGCAGCTGCGATAAAGGTAATGGAGAAGCGAAAGAATACTTTGAAGCCAACCTCCGGAACCGATCTTGCCTCTCTTGTCCGGGACTACACGTTTTCCGCAATAGAAAACGGCGAGCTCTTGCCCACCCTTTCAGAAGGGCTGAGGGCACAGGAAATTCTGGACAGGAGACAGGAGAAGGGCGCAGATAGGGATCTGGCCATGACCCTGGCATCCATACTGGGTGGGTCCATCGTGGTAGAGGGAATAGCAACTCCAGTGGAGCCGGAACTACTTACGGAATGATGACATGGGTATACGTTGGAGGAACATTCGACATGTTCCACCACGGACACGCAGAGTTCTTGCGAAAGTGCAGGGACTACGGCAGGGTAATTGTATCTCTGAACTCGGACGAGTTCGCAGAGCGGTACAAGAGAAAGCCAATCATGAACATCGCTGAGCGGATGGCTGCAGCACAAGCTTGCCGATGGGTCGACAAGGTCGTTGTGAATATTGGAGACGAAGACACAGGTAAGACCATCGACTCGCTAGCCGGAGTCAAAGTGATCTACATAGCTCACGGAGATGACTGGACCGGCAACTCACTCCTAGGTCAGCTCGGTATAAGCCAGGAATGGCTGGAAGAGCGATCGATCCAAATGCTATACGTCCCATATACCAGGGGAATATCAAGCAGCGATATCATCAGGAGAATCAGTGGCTACGTTCACAGCAATTGTAACTGCTCATGCGGACGAGTCGTCAATGCTACGTATGATAAACTCACTTCTGGACCAGACCAGGGTCCCTAATGAAATCATTGTCCTGGCTAGTGATATTAGCCTCTCTGAAGCTGAAAGAGCGTATCCGGCAATCAGGTTCCACCCGGAGCCGAACCTCAATGACTGGGGTCACGACAAGCGAGCCAAGGGGCTTGACCTGGCGGCATCTGATTACTCGGGTTGGTTCAACCACGACGACTCATACGACAAGACGTACATCGAAGTGATGATGTCCGAGGCAGAGTCTGGCCACGACGCAGTCTACTGCGGGTGGTCCAAGTCCTCAACCCCAAACTTTAGGTCCGGAAGTTCGACCTCTGGCAACTACATAGTTAGCACTACACTTGCCAGGGAGGCAGGGTACACGGACCGTCACTACGAGGCTGACGGAACGTTCATCGAAAAGATATCCTCAAGGTCTAAATCATTGAAGTTCGTGCCGAAGGTACTGTACTTCCACAACGAGGTGAGGAATGGCTAGAACGGCAGCATGGCAGCGAAAAGAAGGAAAGAACCCTAAGGGTGGCCTAAACGCCAAGGGCAGAGCTTCCTACAAGGCGGAGACCGGGGGCACTTTGAAGGCGCCAGTCAAGAAGGGGGACAACCCCAGAAGGGCATCGTTCCTGGCCCGAATGGGCGGCATGCCCGGTCCGGAGAGGGACGAGAAAGGCAAGCCTACAAGACTGCTACTTAGCCTCCAGGCATGGGGCGCCAGCAGCAAGTCAGACGCTAAGTCCAAGGCGCGTGCCATGAGCGAGCGCCTTAAGAATAAGAAGAAGAAGGGATCTTGAATTCTGTCCAAGGACAAGCCGCTCTCGATCTGGCTCGCGGTCGCAGTGACGTCGAGTTCTTTGCTTCTCGCTGGCTCGGTATCAAGGGGAACCCTGGACAAGTCAGATGGTGGAAGGCCTGTGCAGACCGTGCAGATGACGGATTCAGGCCAAGGTACCTCACAACCGTCGTTTCCGCTGGTAATCGTGCCGGCAAAACGCTCGCGATGGCGGTTGTCTGTCTTCATCATGCCCTCTACAAACTCGGGGTTAGACCTCCCGCCGGAGGAGATCAAACGGATGCGATCAGGTGGATCAATGACCCGTACGAGTGGTACCACGTTGGCATCCAGCAAGAGACCGCAGAACTTGTTCACCGCGAAATTGCAATGATACTGCAGGGCGTGCATCCGGCCCAGAAGGGTCGCGGTTGCCCCCTAACAAAAGAGCTCGGCAAGGTTGCCGACTTTGAGAAGAAGTACCGAGGGGAGTACCTGTGGATAAAGTTCAACCCAATTCTGGGCGGGGCCAGCATCCACTTCCGAACGACCCAGGACAAGGCGAAGGCGCTCCTGGGCAAGGACATGCAGGGGATATCATTCGACGAGGCAGCTTTCGAGCCTCACTTGATAACAATCTACCAAGAGGTTCTAAACTTGCGCCGCCTGTCTACCGGTGGGCCGCTCCACTTCATCGGGACACCAACCGAAGGCTACAACGACTACTCGGATCTCTGGGAGATGGGAAACCCGGAGAACCCAACCAGGGACGACCAGTTCATATCGTTCCGATTGTCCACGAGGGACAATATCGGATACGGACTACGTCAGGAAGATTTCGACGCGGTCGTTAGACAGCAAGCTGAGTACCTAATCCCCCAGAACGTAGATGGATACTTCATTGAGTCCCGTAAGGCGTTCTTCTCGTCTCAAGGAGTCGAAGCCTGCTTCGATAGCACATTGGAGGTCGAGGATGCGCCAAAGTCGGCTCACCGTTACGTCCAGGGCTGTGACCCTGGTATTTCGTCCGACGCAACATGGGCGCTCACAATCGACATCACAAAGCGTGTCGCAATGCAAGGAGTCAGGGCGCGAAAGCGTTCTGGAAAGCAAACGATCACAGCGGTCGTCAACATGGTCCGGGAAGGGCATTTGCTTTACAGTTCAAGCGCACAGTGCACAACGGTAGTCGACTCTACCGGGATGGGCGGAAAGCTTTTCCGCGAAGAGTTCTCGATCATAAAACCACTTAGAGACTTCGACTTCGGTGGCACCAAATCGAAGAAGCTCGAGCTACTAAACGACCTAAAGACAATCATCGACAAGGGCCAGATCAAGTTCCCAAGAGGGGGCATCTGGGAAGATTTACGGAGGCAGCTCTTGGCATACAAACTAGATGACAAGAAGATTGAGCAGGACGCCGTAATGGCACTTGCAATCGCCGTCCGCTATGCAATAAGGAATCCCGAGAAGGCCGCGGCGAACGTGGCCTTTTCCTATTTTGGAGCTGCTGAATAATGGCTAAGGTAAGAGGCGTACCGCGTTCTTTCGTAGATGGCAAGGGAGTACCGGGGCAGTACACAACTGACCCGGCGGTAGCACCTGCCTCCCAGGTTGCAGAAATTGGAAAGTCTATCGACAAGGCAAAGAGACTTTCTCGAGGACAGGTAGAGCCTGGAAGAATGCCGCAAGCTGGCATTGCCGTAAAGAATGTTGCGTCAGCTGCTAAGGTTCGTGGAGAGTCGAGGACGCCAGCTCCATCCTCTGTTCTCAACTCCGGAATTGCTGGCGGATCCCCTATATCGACTTCACCTACCAAGGTCAACTCATCGTCCGGCGGACGAGGGACGCCAATAAAGAAGAACTACACCCCTCTTCAAATGGACAAGCTTACAGATTCCCAGTCAAATTCTGTAACAATGTTGAAGAAGTCTCTGGAGATGCAGGATGTAAACCCAGAGGAGCACGAAGAGTTCAAGCTATATGGAGAAATCCTTACACGAAAGCAGCAGCTGGAGCCGGAGCAGAACCGACTCCGCAGCATCTTCCGTCGCTTCGACAGGATGTACCATCCAGATACTATCACGCTAGGTGGCGCCGACCACTGGGCCGAGGACCCTAGCGCACGTCTTGCCGGCCGCGCCCACGTATCTGTCAACGTTCACGCAGCCTACGTAAACATCCCCTCCTCCCTCCAGGCGGTGACTCCGGTCATCCACTACATCCCGGAAGCTCCCACAGAGGAGGCCAGGGAGGACGCTGCCAACCGAGAGCGCCTCTTCTTCTCGTGGTGGCACGAGCAGAACATGGACCTCAAGCTTGAGACAGCTGCTCTCACAAAGAGCCTCTACGGATACACGGCAGCCAAGATTTACTGGGACGCCAACCTGCGCATGCCGTCTGTAAATATCATCGAGCAGCCAGAGAACCTATACATGGGGTTCGGCAACTCAGACTACACACGGCTGGACTGGGCCCTGTACTGCTACGGCCTATCCCCACAGGCGGTCAAGGAAGACTTCGGGATTGACATCATCCCAGTCAAGCAGGGAGAGAAGTGGTACGGATATTCCACAGGGTCCACTCATGACGATCCACTTGGAACTGTTTACCAAAATCAGTTTGAGCGAAACCCACTCCGCCGAGAGACTGTATATGAGCAGCTCCAGGTAGAGGTGTACGACTACTGGTACAAGGTTCCTACGTCTGCCGGAAAGCCTCCGATGGTCTGGAATGCAATCTACGTCGGCAACACTCTGGTAAGTCATACGCGACACCCAGAGTACGCTGGCAGCATTCCGTACGTTATGGTGCAGAACGGCAAGGTTCCTGGCAGCCCATACGGCAAGCCAGAGCTCTACGACGTTGAGCAGCTTCTCCGCGAGAAGGACGAGCGCATCACCAACCAGGCACAGATGATACAGTCGGTCGTCGGTGGCCAGATGTGGCAGCTCATCGGCGCCGAGGCGCCTGATGAGGTACCACCTAACGCCCTCCCCAAGCCTAACAAGGTTGCGGCCCCAGGACCGGGCAACGAGCTCCGAGCATTGCAGCCGTTCATTCCTCAGTTCCAGATTGAGGACTACAACAAGCGTATCGACCGAGAAATCGCAGTGGTCACCGGACTCAACGACTTGCTTCTTGGCCTTGCGCCGACGAGCGTGCTTGGTTCGTCTAAGGCAATCGCGTCTCTCATTGCAAACTATGAGTCACGAATTGCACCTAAGCGCAAGCTCTTCTACCAGTGGATGAAGGACGTATGGACACTCTCCGGACGTGTTTGGGCTTCAAAAGATAAGGCTATTGCCCAAATCTTTGAGGACCAATACCGTATCGATATCATCCCGCCTGAGCTCACTCCACGAGATACCCTCGAGCTGGCTCAAACTGCTATCAACCTCGTACAGAACCGCATCTGGAGCGCTGAACGCGCAATGGATCGCGTTGGCGTAGAGGACCCAGAGGGCGAGCTTGACATCATCCGAGACGAGCAGACTGATGCGACCATCAATCCTGCGGCCGTCTTGACGATGGGTAATCTGTTGCAACTGTTCCAACAGCTACAGCAGCAGGGAATTCAGTCCCAGCAGCTTCAGCCTCAAGAGCAGGCAGCTCAAGAGCAGTTCCAGGCTCAACAGCAATCACTCAACGCTTCCAGAACGCTTAATCCGCCTGCGATCGGCGGACCGGCGCTAGGTGGCTTTGAGAACCTAGCCAATCCACCAGCGGAGTCCCTGCCGGCTAACGCCGAAGTCGGGGCCGAGCTTCCAATGGGACTCGAAGTTCCAGTAGAAAACGGGAGTGAGGAATAATGGCAATCAGAACTAAGCGACGAGCCCGATTCCGACGGGCCACATCCGGTACACAGAACCTTACCACCCTAATCTACAACATACTAAAGGAGCAGCAGACTGCACGAAAGCAGGCACTGCTTACTGCGTTCAACGCAAACATGAGCACAAAGACGTACGACTCAACTTACGGGGGAGAGGTTGTCGACCGAGCTGCCGTAGAGGAATTCTACATCGAAATGATGTCGGCATACCCAGAGGGCACAACCGAGAGGGACAAGCTTGCAGCTGAGCTGAACGACTTCAGGGCATCCTCACTTAGGCAGGAAATGTCAGCCTACGCTGATGCTTACGAAAACGGAACATATGCTTTTGGCGAGCAAGTAACTATGGACAAGTACCTCACTTTCCTTAGGGATGCAAAGTCTTTAACCAGCAGCGATGCCGACAAGATAGAGTATACCAAAGAGGAATTTCTTGTCACATTCAATGACATAAGTAGCGACATGAAGGCCAAGAACGCTAGTGCTGGTTCTTTTGCCAAGTTCTACGACCGTCAGCTTAAGCGTGCTGAAGAGATGGGCCTATCTAAGGACAGCAAGGTATACCGGGACATCCAGGGATATCTCGCGGACGCATCAGACCGAGCCGCAGATGATTTTAAGAGAAAGCAGCTGCAAGACGCAGTCGATGTTGTATCTAGGCGGACCGCTAAGTTGGCATCCACACTCATCGAGGCTGCCAAAGAGGCCGCCAATACTGGTCTCATGACCCAGGATGATGTGCTGGCAATTCAAGGGAATGGCGACCCAATGGGCGTTGTTTCACGATGGCTTAGCCTTGGACTAGACTCCAAGATTGACGTGATCCTATCTGGTCAAAAAGCGGGAATAATGCTTGGAGACGTCGAGCTTAGTTCCGACTCAATTATCGCATGGACCCAAGAGACTAGGGAGTCAATTAAGATCCTTGCAAAGTCAAGCATGTCTGACGCATCGACAAAGGCTCAGGCGCTTGCGATGCTAACCCAATTCGATGCTGAGCTTTCTGGTCCAATGGGACTTCTGACCGGGCTTGAGGCCGCGGACCGCTCATCTCTAAATCTTACCCTTGACAACGAGAGAAGCCTCGGAAATCCATTGACCAATGTCGAGCTTTACCAGAGACATGCAAATAACATTGCCGAAGAGGTTGGAACTGACATAATGGGCAGGGGTCTTATGTCAATTCTAAACGGACAGACTCCAGACGGAGGAAAAGACTTCCTGGATAATAATGGTGATCCGGTAGAGTTCATTGCAGACCTAAGCCAGTCTCAAGTTGACAGGCTTGTTGCAACCTACACCGGAACTGCTCTGATTTTTACCAACGGCTCAGTAGACCCTAAAGAGCTCATTACTGGTGCAGTAAATGACTATAGATCAGCAGATCTTGTTCAGAGTGGAGAAGGATATCTAAAGGCCGTTCCATACGGTGCAAACGGCGTAGTTATTGAAGTGGTCAACAAGCCTGTTAGCAACGGAATAGTTACTCTTTCCAGCGGAGATTTGACAGAGGGAGGCGGTTGGCAAGTTCTTGCCAAGCAGGAAAAGACTCCTATACTAACACAAGAAGGATCACTTCTTGGACACACTTTCTTCGAAATTGACGAAAACAATCGAAGGGTGCAAAAGGTCCTTACACTTGACAACTATGTTATGGATCAGGCTGCATACCTAAAGTACCTGGATGGCATAGGAGCATCTTCATACGATGCGGAAAACGGTGGAATTTCCGTTGCGGGGCTATCTCCGGAACTTATAGGTCGGGCATCTACTGGTGCTCTAATCAAACAGAATGCATCATGGGGAAAGTACGTTTCGGATTCGATTTTTGACAATATCGCTAGGGGGCCTGGGTCTGATGCTGCAATTTCTGAGGTTGCGAAGACAATTTACCAAAACTTGACCGAGTCTGGGACTCTTGATCTTGCATTTGGGCTTGACGGAGATGGAAATCTTGTGGTCCGAAATGAGGACCTTGCATTCCGTGAGACAGGCCTATTGTCTAGCGACATACTAGACTTGTTCAACTCAGAAGCCGGGTCACGAATAAAGCGCGAAGTCGGCACTACAATTATTAGGAAATCAAGAGGGGTGGACGGAGAGGGATACGCCGGAATGAGCGCAGCACCAGAAATGTTTGCAACTTCCGACGGTGGAACCAGCCTTACTCCGACTCCGGAACAGGCATCCGATAGGATGGACAGGGGATATGTCGCAGCCTCCCAAATGTACGATGAGCTTCAGGCAAACAAGAACCTTCGTGAGGCTATCGGTCCAAACCCGGAGCAAAACCCGTTCTACATCGCAGGCCTTGGGATTCAGGGTCTTTCTGATCTCGCCAGGCCAACAGGAGCACAGGCGGCAGCTAATCCATTCCGAACCCAGGCAGCTGGGGCAGCGGCAAGGCTTCGGGTTCCTGGGGAAATGGCATCATCTCCATACACGAAATATGGCCTACCGCAGGCTTCTGTGCCAGGCCTTGACAGTTCTTATGCTTTCAGGTATGCAGGTGGTACACAGCTTGATGCCAGGGTTTCAAATGTAGACTCTTCGTTTAAGGGGACGTCTCTCAGCACCGGCCTAACGGACAGCCGGCCACCGGCACAGTCCATAAGCTTTACCCCACAGCAAATTTCCCAGTCAATGGTTGACTTCCGTGCTGGGGAGCGTGCTCCTTTAAACATCTCGACATCGACATCAACAAATGGGGGGCGTTAATGGGCTATATCGGAGGGGGATCCGACACTTCTGGGGGAATGCTTCAGCCTGCGCCGTCAATGCCGCGTGCCCCTAAGCCAGAGATAAAGCAGCCGATTGATATAAATCTTGACCCCACCAATCCAGTGGAGACGGTAGCTGCAGGCGTTGGAAATCTGTTTACCGGTGTTGTTAAAGGGGCCGCCGGCGCCGCTGACTTTCTTGGAGGAGTTCCCGTAATAGGGGATGTCGGGAAGGCAATAGCCGGAGGAATAGGTGCACTGGGAGAAGTGGGGCTTAAGGGAACTCTTCAGGTAAAAGACATTGCAAAGGGAGCCCTTGACCTTGCGATGATTCCTGGTCAAGTTGTACAGACCGGGGCGGCAGCAGTCAGGGCATCTGGTGTTTTTGGGGATAGGCCAGACGACGTAAAGAGCATGATGTCAAGCGGTAAGCAATTCGGGGAAGTTGTTGACTACCTAGTAAAGAATAATCGAGCCTTTAGCGATAACGCAGCAGCTAACCTTGGATTTGCTCTTGTCACTGACCCGCTAAATTACGTTCCAATAGCTAAGCCATTCACTATGGCCAGAGGAGCGGCAGGATTGGCAAAAGTTGAGGCCACAGCCCTATCCAGGGCTGATGAACTTATAGCTGCATCTAAGGCCGGGAAATCAGTATCGGCCCTTGAGTCTGAGCTGGGAGTAACAGTGGCAGGCAAAAGGCCAAGCCAAATAAGGAGCGCAGTTCTTGCGGGTGCAATTAACCCTGAGGACGCCGCATTCCTCGAGCGATGGC